TCATAGGAAAATCCTAAATGATCTGCCACGTCAACTCTCCTAAGTCCTAGGCGTTTTATTTCGTTCACAAATTCTAATTCTAAATTATTCATATATAAAAATAAAGAGGGATTGCTCCCCCTGGTTTATTATTAAGTTAATTTACTTTCTAATGCCTTTTTAATGCTTTCTAGCTTCTTATATTCTTTCAATGTTCTAACTTCTCTAAGTCTATTCTCAATCTCTACTCTTAAAAAAACCATTTCCCTAGATGGTCTTGAGTTTTTAATTGATTTGATAGTTGGTAATTTTGTCATAATTTCTATTTATTTATTTGTTTGTTCAGCTAAATTACAAATATTTGGGGGATCAGCAAACAAAAGGGAATTGTTATGCTATTTTTTTAGCTTTACTGAAAACTTCGACTGTACATCATTAGTTTGATTAGGTACGTGCATAGTCAGCTCGTATTCATTAGCTTTTATATCATAGCGCATAGCATCTATATAGCAACTAGCGCCCTCTCTAAAAGTTCCTGTACCAAAATCAATCCATACTTTATTATGCAGTGATACTGGTATCGGCTCATCTATAAGATTGTAAAATGTACCCTCATAACGTGGCACAAAATCCCTAAAGTCGTTTAATATTTCCTGGCTTACTATATTATCTACACTATTGTAATCGCTTGCCTGTATTGCAAAATCTCTAGGGCGTGCAAAAAATCCGTCATATCCTCCCTGTGATACATCTGATCCTAAGTAGTTTGAAACAAATATGTTTTTTACATCATAGACAGCTGTTCTAGTTTTCGTTACATTTTGAGTATTTGAAACTATCATCTCACTCGCATTACCATTGACCTCTGAAATAAATATTTTATCAAAATAAGTAGCGTTTATTAATCCTAATCCAGAGGCGCTAGGATAAACTGTGAATCTAGGATAGTGTATGTTTATAGTGACATCCATATCGCCCTCAACTTCCTCATAAGCGTTTAGCTCTAGTTCTACATTTTGCCAGGTTCCTACCTTTTTGAATTGTGGAAGTTTAGTTCTATTTTTTTCATTAATAGCGCCAATACCAGTTCCTGTTTGCCATTCATCAGTTTTCCAGTTATAATAAATTAAATCATTATTCGCATCATAGGCATAAACAATAACAGCTATCTCATACTCCCAATTCATTGAAAAATCAATCAAAGTGTATTCTGGATCAACTAAAAACGAAAATCCTACTTTTAATTTTTTGCTATCATCTGTAGTTACTGTGTTCATTATAACCTCATAAGTTTCATCAAAATCAATGTTTTCCCTTGCGTGTACAGTAGTTTTTATAGATTTATTTCCTACTAAGACATAATTTTCATTTGTATTTATAGAGGTATTTGGACCTAAAGTATAATCGTAATCATCATATAAAAGCTGAGGATTTAAATTTATTATTTTATCCTTTGCTAGTTTTACATCATATTTGACCTGGTTGTAAGGCTTCAAATATTCTTTATACAAGTCAGCGCCAATAGGTTTTAACTCAGTAGGCGCTTTTAAAAGTATATTCTCATCGGTTGTAAACTTATATTCACCTAAGCGATCATAAACTTTGTACTCAATAATTTCCTCACCAGTATCTATAAGCTGATTTTTTATTGATAATCCTATGTTAAAATTAAATTGCTGTGATATATTAGTATCTATTAGGTTGCTATTTGATACAATATACCAGCGCCCTTGAGATTGAAATACTCTTGAGTTTGTAGCTCTTAAAAATGATTCTAAAACATCTTTAGCATTTCTAAAATCTAAGTCATCAAATACGCCATATTCATTTAAAATAATATCGTGATAAAAAGTGTCATCAGTGTTACCAGTTGATTTTCTAATAGCATTAGATACATATATATCAAAATCTAATTCTAAATTATTTAATATGTAATACAAGTAAAAAAACATTGTATCCTCATTGGAATCATAACCGCCATCTGGTGCATTGGAATAAGGCGCATCATAAGCATCTAAAGTTCCTAGTCCATCATAAGCAACTAATTTGATAGGATTTGGATAGGGTTGTAGGCTCTCTTGGTACTGATCAGTCTGTAGCCATCCCTCCCAGTAAATCTCAAAACTATTTTCCTCCTCCCAGAAATAATTAGCTTGCTCCCATTGATCCACTTCTGTATTCCAAACTTTATCCTGGTCTAATCCAGTTGAGATCCTCACTTTGTATTCACGCTCACTAGCTCTATAAAATGGATCATATACAGTGCTAGCGGTTTCATATAGATTTAATTCGCACGTTGATCCAATTATAGGCGTATAGAAGTCATCATCGCCCTCCCATTTAATTACTACTGGACTAGCTTGCCCTATAAGCGGAAAAACCTCACCAGAGTAATTATTTTGTAATATTTCAACTCGCCTTAGATTCCCTTTAACATCGGAAAATACTAATCTAAATTTGACTCCGTATGCCATCTATTTATTTTATTCTGCTGCGATTTCTGTCTGCTCTTTGTAGTGCCACTACCAAATCCTGTCCGTTTATTTTAAACTCTCCGCCTACGTTTACATTTTGATTTCTTTGTCCCATCATTCCCTGGAGTTTGTCTAGTGGAGCGATTACCTCTGGATTTGCTTTAGCTCCAGGATATTCACCCATCAGTCCCATAGTCGGACCAGATACAATACCCCCATTGGCAAATTTTGGAACTGAGGCGAACTGTGATTTTACAAGTCCTACCATTCCAGCTATTAATGCTGGTAATACAATAGGTGCTATTGGTCCAGCTAATAATGATCCAGCTGAGGCTCCAGCGATAGCATTTGCTACAGATACGATGCTACCATACTGTTGCCTAATTCTGAGAAAGCGCCAGACAATTGACCGCCTACCGTATTAGCTAATTCATTTAAATTTTGTTGATTTTCATTTAGCTTTTTTATAGCTTCAGAGGTTTGATTAGCTTGATTTTGCATAGCCAATAAACCCTCCAAGGCGGTACCAACAGCATTACCATCTGGAGCTTCTATTCCAGCAAGACCAGCTGTCTGAACTTGTTGAGCGCCTACAGCAATATCACCTTGAGCAAACTCTCCTGTAGCATAATCAAAATCGCCAGTTTTAACTGATAATGTTATAGCTGAAACAGTTTGTACTTTTTTAAGAGATTTAGTTAATTCCTCCGTTTTATTAGTAGCTACATCTAATGGTTTACCTAAATTTTCTAAAGATGCTTTTAATTCTGCATTTGCCTTAGCAGCTGCTTCAGCTTCTTTTTTCTTTTCCGCTAATGCCTTAGCGGCATCCTCTGCCTGTAAAGCAGCAAACTTTAAAGGATTACCTAATGATTTAAGTAAGTTGAAAAATGTTTTTGTTCTACTTACAGCTGGCTCTAGTCTATGTAGATACTCTACAAAACCAGCTACCAATGTTGCTACAGCAGCAGCTATAGCACCAACTGGGTTGGCTAGCATTGCTATAGTCAAATTTTTAAAAGCTGATACTACTTTAATTATTATAGGCAACGCTGTAGCAAATCCAGAGGCAACTAATCCTATACCAGATGACATTGATCCTAAAACAACTAATACTGGACCAATAGCAGCGGCAATACCGCCAATAATCATTATAGTTTTTTTAGTACCCTCATCTAAATTTCTGAATTTTAAAAGTACAGCATTTGCTTTTTGCACTAGCTTAGTGAAAGCTGGTAAAATAACAGCTCCAAAACTAGCGCCTAATTCTTTCATTGACTCTTGGAATATTCGCATCTGGTTTGCAGCACCCTCAGAAGTTCTAGCAAAATCGCCTTGGGCATTTGCTGTTTTAGACATAACAAACTGATAGCGTAAATTTACTTTTTCCGCTTGAGTCATTTCTTTTATAGTCTTTTTGATGCCTTGCTCCATAGCAAACTGCTCCAAATTGACTTGAGTCATTACAATACCTAAACGTTTTAGAGATTCTGTTTCTCCAGTAAATACGCCAGCGAGTGCTGTAGTAACCTCCTCAATGTTCATATTTTTAAAAGAGGCGAGATCCCCAGCAAGTCCTACTAAAGAGGTAGATAAATCAGCAGCGGAATCTACAGATAATCCCATAGAGGTTGACATATCACCGAATAGAGCCGCCATATCTAAAGCAGTACCCTCAGCTATTCCAAATTGTTGTAAAGTTGTTTTAGCAAATTCTCTAACAGTACCAGATGCCTCTCCAAAAGCTACATTAACTTTATTTAATGACTCCTCAAAGTCAGATGCCATTTTTATTGCAGCTCCTCCAGCGATTCCCAGAGGTAGAGTTAATCTAGTTGTAAGTGATTTACCTATTCCAGATACCCTAGAGCCAAAAGCCTGTAATTTACCAGATGCTGTATTAAGCGCACTATTTAGCTTACTAGCATCCCCTATTATATCTATTCTGAGTTTTTGATCTTGCATAGTACAAAAATACTAAAAAAAAAGGCGTTAGAATGGGAATAGTTTCTCTGGTTTTATCATTTGCTGCTTTTTCTGGCAGTTTACGTTATGCAGCATAGTAGCTACATATCTAAT